AGAACTTTAGCATCACATCATAATATCGAATCTTCATATCGATAGCAGATAATTTCTCATCTGCCTCTAGATGCCTCTGTATAGCGTCTTTCTCCCGTACTTTGTATGGAAAGGGTTCTTCAACGTAGACTTCCGCTGGTGCCTTTCCTGTATAGTAGTTATACCGTTCTAGTTTTACACGGCTGTAAGAATCTCTCGATCTCTCTCGAAGAAGAGTAATCGTGTTGTAAAGTGTATAGTATTTAGAATGTAGTTGAGGTATTCTAAGTGATTCATCATGTAAGTTATCAGGGTCAATGACAGAATCTCTCTGCCACATCTCCTGAATTTCATCAAGATTCATAAAGGATCGCCTTTCGTATCAGTGATAGTATAGACAGTATACTTGAAGTTTGCCTCTGCTGTAAAGTAGTTGATGTCCGTTTCGGTGGCATCAAATTCCAGAGATGTCAGACCAACAGGAAAGAGATTAAAGAATTTGATGATTGCAACATCCCTGTAGTTACTATTGAGGATGTGAAGACTTCCGTCACAGAACTGCTCTTCCAAATCCCTGCCACCATCTTCATCAGTTGTTTTATCGATGAACTGTTGGGGTGTTTCTGGAAAACCAAGACCAGTCAACCAATTATGAACAGCAACATAGTTCTCAAGATTTTCGTCTACCAGGAATCTAAGAGTAAGATCACCGTATGTCAGTTTATCTCCCGGTACATCGATGTTCTTGAGGTATGAGGGTTGTTCGTAAGTGCCTAGATTAATTTCAGGTATTCTAGCAGAGTTGCAGAAAAAATCAACCTTTGGAAATTTAGAAAGACTAAACTTGAATCCTACCGGTGCCAGAAAGTTTCTGTTTGCAATTTGTTTTCCCAAAGGTGATGTAGTCATTAGTCGTCCTTAGTTTTCTTTTTCATTGAGTTGATGAATTTGCGGTAAACTGCAGCAGCAGAAGATTTACCCATCACCTTTGCCCTCTGCTCCATAGCAATTGCTGCTTGGATTTTGTGTGCATGAGATCTACCGGACTTCTTAATTTTGGCAACACTAGATCTTGCAGTTGCTTCATCTTTAAATCCTAAACCATGAATGGTTCCTTTCGGATCTTCATCGGTATAAAGATCAGAATGTTTTTTGGATTTAGCGGGTTGTCCTTTTTTTCTTGGAATTCTAGGATTAGAACTCTCCAAGAATGATTTTAAGGTCTTCATTCACCTCCACCCCCATTGCCACCGCCATTTCCTCCGTTACCATTACCATTGCCACCATTGCCATTACCATTGTTTCCGTTGCCATTTCCATTGCCATTACCGTTTTTCTTTTCTTGATCTGAATAAGATCTCATACCAAAGAAACCGTATCTACCAACGTTTTTTATTCTGGCAACGCACGTTTTTAACTTCTTATCGTATTTGTATCCAGGAGGACACTTACGTTCCTCTTGAAATTGTTTGAAATTTTTCATCAGTCACTGATGATGAGGTTATACCACTGCTCACTCATACCTTTGATGATATCGTCAGCAGACTCTTTGTCATCAGCATATCCTTCGCTAATAAGATGGTCAACGACCGTCTCATAGTTCTTGAATACTTCCTGCATTTGCTTTGGTGTAGGTTTCATAGCGCAAAGGTTTTATATGTATTTAGTTATTCTTGAACGATAGTGCAACCTGTCCAACCACCATTGGTTCCATCAGTATTAGCAATCTGAGCGTTTGCTTTTACTCTACTGGTGTACTTTTTTCTTTGATCAAAATTGTCGGTCCATCTACCGTTACCGACGTAATAGACAGTCACCTCAGGATCTAAAACGTGTGGTTTTTTGATGTGATGATTTGCCATTTTACTGTTTTTAAATATTTAGACAAAAAAAGGGGGTCTTGCGACCCCCAGAAGAAATATGTGAACCGAGATCACATGAGGTTTTGAACCTTGACGCGACGATAGTAGCGGTTGGCGTTGACGGTAAGTGCGCCACTGCCTTGTGTGGTTCCTTGTGCGAAGGGGTTCGCGACCATGCCGTAGCGAGTCTTGAATCCGATCTTGGGCTGGAAGGTGTCCTGACCAACTGCACGAACCATCTGAAGGGGAACGTAGGGGCAGTAGAACAGACCAGCGTCGTAAGGTGAAGTACCCTTATAACCAGCAACGTAGTACTGATCAGCGGCAGAGTTTGCAGAATAAGGATCGATGTAGACACGATACTTACCAGCAAGAACACCAGCGAAGGTGTTACCGGTGTCATCAACGTTGAGGTTAGCGTTGAGGGCGGGGGTGTAGTCGAGTACACCAGCCATGGTCAGAGCGGAGGCAACGTCTGCGGAGCAGAGGATCATGTTGCCCTTGCCTCTACGAGTGCGCTGGGCAATCGCGTTAGCATCTCTTTCGATCTGGAAGATCAGACCCTTGAACTTCTCAACAGACCAGCGACCGTTGGAGTCGGTGTCGAGGTCGAAAGCACCAGCGGTAGCAACGTTTGCTTGAGCACCAGTCTCAGCAACACGATAGATGGTTCTGATGACTTCGCGGTTGATTTCAGCGAGGATCTCAGTTGACAGGATGTTTGCCAACTCAGCCTCAGCGTTCAGACCGTGAATCGCCTTGAGGTCTTGAGCGAGTTCTAAGGAGTACTCAGCTTTCAGAGCGCGTGACTTGGCGGTTACGGTGACCTTCTCGATCGAGAATGCCATCTCGTTGAAGGCATCGCCAGAGGTGCCGAGATCTTCAGCCTGAGCGGTGGTCATACCCTGACCGACGCTGTAGGTAGAACCGTTTACGCCAGAGTTGGGGTTAAGTGCAGCAGGGTTAGAACCGGATTGACCAGTTGTACCCATACCAACGTTGGATCCACCGAAGTCGAATCCTTCGTTCTGACCGGAGAATGCGGTATCTGCTTCGTCGAACAGAGCTTCGGTTCCACTCTGAGTCTTGTAGCGTGAACGCATTGCGAAGATCAGTCCGGTAGGACCGTTCATGGGCTGAACGCCTGCGAGGTCATAAGCGACCAGGTTAGGCATAGAGCGTCTGATCAAGGAGATCAGTACGGGATCGAAACCAGCAACAGGACCTGTTGCGGTTGCACTACCACTGAAACCACCTGTACCAGCAGCGTTAGTGGGAGTTTCAGAGAGGAATTCTCTCTCTTCTTTTAAAGTTTGTTCTTGGTTCTCCAGGAGAACGGCGGTAACCATTCTACGGTGTGCGTCTTTGATAGGATCTTGTCCTTCCGCATCCAGTAGGGGTGCCCACTTCTCCTGCAGAGCCTCTTGATTAATAGGGGCGTGCATTTGAATTTAACCTCGTTAAAAAGTTACAGTTTGAACGTATAATTTAGAAATCACTTTCTGGAGACTCTGTTCAGAGTCTGAAGGTATTTCTCCATCGTACCAGAAACTTCCTGGTAGGTGGGTTGATTAGTTTCTTCAGAGAGATTCTCTGCAGTGTCTCTTTGAGCGCCTGCATTCTCAGGGAAATACGATTCCTTGAGAGTTACGAGCTTCTCACGATAGTCTGACTCACTTTCAAACTCAACATTTTCGACAAGAGAAGCGAGTTTGTCCTTCTGAGTGGCGGCGAGACCCTCAGTTACGTCTGCAAAAACTACATCCGCAGTGGATTCTGCTAATCTTTTGTTCAGAGCAATATTTCTTTCGATTTGCTCGTTGAGTTTTCCTTCCATTTCATCAAGTTTATCTACCATGCTCTCGATGACATCATATTTCTCTTCAGGGATGGTTACATAATGTTCTTCAAAAAGACTCTTCATTCCGGCGAGGAATGATTCGGTCATTTCGGTCTGGAGACCGTGCTCAACTGCGAGTTGGTTCTCAGAGACCCACTCGTCAGCAACATATTCAAGATAAGAGTCAACACGCTCTTGAAGTTCCGACTTAATAGTTGCAACTTCTTCAACGAGTTGCTCTTCATAAGCAGACTTAATGGACTCTTCGATTTCAACAATCTTAGATTTGATTGCTGCTTCGAAGATGGTGCGTGCCTTCTCTTGGAATTCTTCGGAAAGTTCTTCGCCTTCGAAGAGTGCATTAACGTCTTCTTCGACGCTAAACTCTTGCTCAGCGATAACCTCTTCTTCAGTAGTCTCTTCTTCAGAAACGACTTCCTCTTCGGTGGTCTCCTCTTCGGAAACAACCTCGTCGGTTACGGTCTCTTCTTCTTCGATGACTGCTTCGGAATCGAGTTCTTCTTCTTCCTTAACACCCGCTGGAGCAGGATCGGCAGGTTTTGCACCTTTAGTTACAACATCCTTAACTTGCTTAAGGGTTGCACCAGGTGTTTTCAGCTTAGCACTATCGTCATCTGAGCGATAGTTTTCGGGGGTAGGACCTCCAAGATCCTCTACAGATCCGGCAACGGAAGTATCCATTGCGTCTGCAGGCTTCGCCCCTTTGGTTACTACGTTTTCCATTTCTTGTAAATTGCTACCAACGGACATTTGAATATGTGATTAAGTATTAATCTGTATTTATTTATATTATTAGAGATTTGCTAAGAAATCGTTGAAAAGCGACAACTTATGCTCCTCAAGTGCTTTTTGCTGGACGAGTGTGTTAATTCTCTTCTCAGTCTTTTCTGCGAGTTGTTCGCGGAGGATTCCTCCTTCCCATACCCACTCCTTTCCTTCCATAATTCCTGAGACAAATGCATCAGGTGCAGAAGGATCAGCAACGATGTCTGCAGCGGTTGCCAACATGAAGTCTTCACCGACAACTTTACATCCTTGATCTTCTCTCAATGAACCAACACCACGAGAAGAAACTCCCAGAGTTACTCCTTCACCGATGAGAGATTTTGCAATCTTACCCATTGGTGTGTCGAGGAGTTGTGCCTTACCCATAAAGTTGTTTCCCTTTTGCTCAAGGGAGACGATTTTATGAGAAACGCGGTCAAGGTTTACAGTAGGACCATCGGGATGTCCCAGTTCACCTAGAGCACGACCCTTATTTACGAAAGCTTCGTTATAACGATTTACTTCCTTAGAAAGGGTGG